TACTATCGTAATCCAGGTGCTGCTTTAGGATTGGGCGATTCGGAATACTACACAGTTGGTTACAAAGGTACTTCACCTTATGACGCTGGTCTGTTCTATTGTCCATACGTTCCGTTGCAAATGGTGTGTGCCGTTGGGGAAAATTCATTCCAACCGAAAATTGGATTTAAGACTCGTTATGGTCTGCAACAGAATCCGTTTGTGGGAACTGCTGCTGGTCCTGGTGCTGCTGATTCTAATCCATACTACAGAAGTGCTCAAGTCTCTAACTTGATGTAAACGCATTTCACACTACACTAAACTGGGGGAGAGAAATCTCCCCCTTTTTATTGGTTATAAATAGAGGTGTTATGGCATTTATCGCAGGTTTACCATCAAATTATAATGTATTGAGTCCGTTAGCATTTCGACTTGATATTGAACGTTTACCAATGGCAACATTTTTTTGTCAAAGTGTAAATGTTCCTGGAGTCACTTTAGGTGAAACTGAACAAGTAACTCCACTGATCAATATTCCAATTCCAGGAGATAAGATGGAATTTGACTCACTCACAGCAACATTTCTGATAGATGAGGATTTGACGAATTATATAGAAATCCTAAATTGGATAAGGGGGTTGGGTACACCAGAGGTATTATCAGAGTATGGGGATTTAGAGAAAGCTTCACCAACCTACAACGTTTATACCAATAAGTCTGTGGCTGGAGATGTCTTATCTGATATAACATTACATATATTAACCAATAGTAAAAATACGAATAAAGAAGTAATATACCGAGATTGTTTTCCTATTGCATTAGGTGAAATTGCATTTGACAGTGCATCTGATGGTGGGGTTATTGTTGCAGATGCAACTTTTCAACTCCGTGATTACGTTATTCAATAGTTGGTACGGTTCTTGCAGCTATACCATTGGAGGTCGTTATGAAGAGTCTGGAAGAATTATTTGAAGAAACAGAATCGGATTTAAAATTAATAGAAGATGATCTAGTGAGAGAATCACTCCGCACACCATACCTCTATGACAAGTATCTCAAAGAATATACTCTAGCTGGACTAGAATTGAAACGGTTGGAAAATGATTACAATGAATTATTCATGAATAAAACTGAATATTATTTGGGAAAATCATCAAAAGAAGTGTATGATGAGAAACCATTTGATAGAGTTGTCATAAGATCAGAATTACCTACTTACCTAGATGCAGATTCGGAGCTCCGTGTATTGAATGAAATGAGGGAGTATGCATCTGCAAGAAAAGATTTCCTAAGTAGGACTTTAACAGGAATCACCAACCGTCAATGGAATATCAAAAATGCAATCGAATGGAATAAATTTCTAAATGGTGCAGTCTGATATGATTACCATATCTAAAGAGAACGAAGTCTATATGAAGGTTGATTGTGAACCTAGTATCACACAAGAACTTATAGACTTTTTTACCTTTCAGGTTCCAAATTACAAATTTATGCCTTCATTCCGACAGAAAAAATGGGATGGGAAAATCCGTTTATTCAAACGAATAAAGGGTATACATGGGTACTACAATGGAACCTATGGTGGACTATATAACAAGTTGATCGATTTTGCAAAATCACGAAAATACGGTATACTTGGAGGTGACGATTATAGGGTTATTGATAATCCTAAGACCAAAGAAATAATTGGTCAATTTGTTGATAGTCTTGATATTCATTTGGATGATGAGAAAATTACAGTTAGACCGTATCAGTATATGGCCATACATGAGGCATTGACACATAAACGATGTATTTTAGTGTCACCTACTGGATCTGGAAAATCCTTGATAATTTATTGTCTCATTAGATCCTATCAACAAAATAGTAATAAAAAAATTCTTGTGGTGGTTCCAACTACATCATTAGTAGAACAGATGTACAAAGATTTTGATGATTATGCAAGTGCAGTATCTTGGGATTCAGAGGATAATTGTCATAGAATCTATGCAGGTGCAGAAAGGGAAACTGAGAAACCTATAATAATCAGTACATGGCAATCCATATTTAGATTAGGTCAACCATTTTTTGAACAGTTTGGGATGGTTATTGGTGATGAGGCACATGGTTTCAAAGCAACGTCATTGATCAGTATAATGGAAAAGTTGGTAAACTGTGAATATAGGATCGGAACTACAGGAACGTTACCCGATGATTCAAATATAAATTTATTGTCTTTGGAAGGACTGTTTGGTAAGGTATTTGAAACTACATCCTCTAGGGAGTTGATGGATAAGAAAATACTTGCACAGCTGAATATTCATTGTATACAGATACAACATTCGGATGAGGATCGTAAAATAGTCAGTAAATTGGAATTCCAAGACGAAATAAAATTTATAGTCACTATGCCAGAGAGGAACCAATATATAGCTGAGTTGGTCAATAGTGAATGTATAGGTAATATATTGATACTCTATACAAGAGTAGAACAACATGGTCAGGTATTATATGATCTTATACCAAAATACACGGATAAGAATGTATTTTTCATACACGGTGGAGTAGATGCATTAGAACGAGAAGGTGTTAGGGAGGCAGTAGAAAAATCAAACGACAATATAGTGGTTGCATCATACGGTACATTTTCCCAGGGGGTGAATATCAAAAATTTACATAATGTAGTATTTGCATCACCACATAAGAGTCGTATTAGGAACCTACAGTCTATTGGTAGGGGATTGAGAACTACAGAAGATAAATCAGATGTAAATCTATACGATATAGCTGATGATTTTAGAACCAATGATAAGGATAACTACACTTGGAATCATTTCTTAGGTAGGCTAAATATATATGAAGAACAAGAGTTTAACTATGAGTTTAAGGTTGTTGACTGGAATGAGTAATCACTATTCCCTATCCGTCCCAGGTGGACACGCTAAGTATACCATATTTTCGACCGAATGTCAAGGCCAATTTAAAGGAGAGGTAAAAAATGTCATCTGCATGGTCAGTTAAACAGATCAAACAAGATCACAAAGATAGTAAAAGAGGTTCTATAAATTTTACTGCAGGAATCGACGGATTTGATTATGCTGATACTGCCGATAAGGCTGCAAAGGCAATTAAAGCACAAGGAATCGATTTTGAAGGAAATGCAGAAACCATTAGTAGAATCCGTAATGCAAAGAAAATTGTATTACTTGAACCACATTTTGCAAGGAAGTACTTACCATTAGGACTTGCAAAAATATCTACATATGCAAAACGTCATGGAGTCAAGGTGGAATATCAACGGGATTATAATCCTGTGGGTGAGGATTTAGTATGTGTTACCTCACTGTTTACCTATGATTCTGAAAAAGTACACGATTCTATCAAAGCTGTAAATTTCCTAAATCGTGGAGTTCCCGTGATAGTGGGTGGGGTGTATGCATCCATTATGAGTAAAGCTATAACGGATTTATTTCCCCATGTGACCATATTCAAAGGGTTCTCAAAAGAACTTGATATGAGTCCACCCGATTACGAAGCATATGAACAGTGGGGAATGGAAGATCCCTGGAATAAGTTTTCGTTCATTTTCACTACGAGGGGATGTCCACATTTTTGTCCGTATTGTGTGGTTTGGAAAATTGAACCAAGAGAGGACGGTGGTGGATTGTGGGTGAATCCAGAATGGAAGGAACATATTTTAGATGAACGTCCATATATGATGGTATCAGACAACAATCTATCTTCATTACCAATGGAACATATTGAGGATGTGATCACGTTTGCACACAAGAAGGATAAACGAGTTGTATTTGACAATGGATTTGATTGTAAATTTATCACAGATGATCTTGCAGACTTATTGGGTAAAACCAAATTTGGTAGAACTGGAATGAGACTTGCATTTGATAGGATTGAGGAAGATGGGATATTCCAACCTGCAATTGAAAAATTGAAGAAACACGGAGTACCCAAATCGGCAATAATGTCGTATGTACTGTTCAATTTTGCAGATAAACCACAAGAGGCAAACTACAGAATGACCGAATGTGTCAAGTTGGGAATCAGACCGTATCCGACACGATATTGTCCGTTGAACAAACTTGAACGTGGGAATCCATATGTAGGAAAACATTGGACTAAGAATCTTGCAAGGGTCTATCGTGTATTTTGGTTGATGGCTGGATGGTTCAATAAGATGACATTTGAGGATTGGGCAAGAAAGGAAATCGGTGGAAAACAATACAAATTATTTGATGATGATTGGGATTGTTGGTATACTGGTGCAACGAAAAGATCGTTCAGAGGACATAGGAAAGTTGTAGAGGACGATGCACTTCCAGTCGCCGATCCATTGATTGCAGTAAAGGAGGACATAAATGCAGGAAACCTGGAATCATTTTTTGCTGAAGAAAGTATTACGCCTTGACAAATGACGAAAAATATGGTATAATATGCTATGCCCAATTATGTTGATAATGTAAAATTGTATGATGCTCTCGTAGAGTATAAACAATTGTGTAGGGTTTCGGAGAATTATGGAGATAATACTCCACCGATTCCTGAGTACATAGCTGAGTGTTTTCTGATGATAGGGAAAGGACTTTCGTCCAAACCCAATTTCATGAATTACACATACAGAGATGATATGGTGATGGACGGAGTGGAAAATTGTATTCGGTACTGTACAAATTTTGATCCAGAGAAGTCCAAGAATCCATTTGCATACTTTACACAAATAACTTATTATGCATTTCTTAGAATAATTCACAAGGAGAAAAAACAATTTTATATAAAACATTTAGTTACTGAACATAGTGGTATTTTGGAAAATCTTGAAGGTGAGGATGTTATCATAGAGGTGATAGGTAACAAGGATGTAGAAAGTATTCGGAAAGATCTGAAACGTAGGTCTAAAAAACGACTGAAAGGTAAATCACTTGGTAGTCTTGAAGAATTTATGGAGTAATTGGTGAAAATTGCACTAATAACAGATACACATTTTGGAGCAAGAAACGATAGTGGTGTAATAAACGACTATATGATAAAATTTTATAATGATATATTTTTTCCGTATGTCATTGATAATGAGATAAAAACTGTAATACATTTAGGTGATTTAGTAGACAGGAGGAAATATGTTAATTTTGTCACGCTTAATAGTCTTAGGACTGATTTTATTTTTCGACTCCAAGATAGTGGAATCACTACTCATATTATTGTTGGCAATCACGACACCTACTACAGAAACACAAACAGAATAAATGCTATAAATGAGTTGTTTGGTGATGCACCATTCATCCATATCTATGACAGACCTGAAACGGTGAATTTCGATGGTTTGGATATCTGTTTTATGCCATGGATTAATCCTGAGAATCTAGAGGATTCCATGACAGAGATAACCAATACTCCTGCACAGATCTTGATGGGTCATCTTGAGGTTAGTGGATTTTCAATGTTTAAAGGTGCGGTATGTAATCATGGGATTAGTAAAAAAACTTTTCAAAAGTTTGATGTTGTGTATAGTGGTCATTTTCATTATAAAAGTGATGATGGGCATATTTACTATTTGGGCTCTCCATACGAAATAATGTGGAGTGATTATGATATAAAGAAGGGGTTTCATACGTTTGATACGGATAGTCGTGAGTTAAATTTCATAGAGAACCCGTATAAATTATTTAACATGGTCTACTATGATGACACTAATGCAGACCATTTGGATGATGTTATGACTGATTTTCAGTCATATGAGGGAACGTATGTTAAAGTAGTTGTACGAAATAAACAGAATCCTTTTTTCTTTGATAAATTTATAGATGGGTTGTATATGAGTAGTCCACAAAATATTTCCATATTAGAGGGTAGTAACGAGTTGATAGACGATGATGATATAGTTGATGAAGCAGAGGACACATTGACTATTTTGGAAAAGTATGTAGAGTCGATGAACCTTGATGTAGACAAGGGTAGACTGAATAGTTTATTGAAGGATTTGTACATCGAGGCACTCGATATAGTATGATAACATTTAATGTGATTCGGTACAAGAACTTTTTGTCCACTGGTTCGAGATTTACCGAAATATACCTAAACAATACTAGAACGACTTTAGTGTTGGGTGATAATGGGTCTGGTAAATCAACTATGTTGGATGCATTGACGTTTGCATTATTTTCCAAACCATTCCGAAGAATAAACAAACCACAATTGGTGAATTCCATAAATGAGAGGGAATGTGTAGCTGAGGTTGAATTTGAGATTGGTAGTAAGGAATATTTGGTAAGACGAGGTATCAGACCAAATATTTTTGAGATCTACATCGATGGTCGTCTGATGAACCAAGATGCAAAGTCTAGGGATTATCAGGATATATTAGAAAAACAAGTACTGAAACTCAACTATAAGTCATTCACACAGATTATATTGTTGGGTTCTAGTTCTTTCCTACCGTTCATGCAACTCCCATCAAATCACAGACGGGAGATAATCGAAGATCTACTCGATATCCAAGTTTTTTCTCTAATGAATCAACTACTGAAAATTCGTAGTACAGAGAACAGAGGTCAGTCAGTAGAAAATAGTAATAGTCTTGAACTGAACGAGGAAAAAATAAACGTTCAGAAAAAGTATATGAACGAAGTACTGGAGATCAATAATGATAAGATTCAGAAAACCAAAGACAAGATTGCAGAAAATAATCGAAACACTGAGACACTACTTACCGACAAATCGGAAGCCGAAGAAAAGGTTTCTACTCTTTTAGAGGAATATTATGGACATTCGGAATGGGAACAAAAAGTATTCAAAATGTATGGGTATCAGGGTAGTATTGAGGGTCAGATTAACAAATTGGAGAAGTCCATTAAGTTTTTTGAACACGAAACCGAATGCCCCAAATGTAAGCAATCTATAGGAGCAGAACACAAAAAACCAATAGTTACCGATAACCTTTCACAAGTAGAGGAATTGAAGATCGGAGTAGAGCTCATAGTGAAAGCTATCGATGAAGAAGAGAAACGGGATGATTATTGGGATGATGTGGAGGAATCATTAGAACGTGCAAAGAACTCTGTAAGAAGGATCGAATCCAATATTGGTTCAAATAAATCCATGAATAGAGTCATGCAGGAGGAAATCGAGTATCTCGAAAAGGTAAAGGATAAATCCATAGATGATAATGAACGACTAAAAATTCTGAATGAGGAAAAAGTTGAATTTCTCAAACGGAAGGATGAATTTATGCAGGACAAGTTATATTATGAGACTGCAAATGAACTACTCAAGGACACGGGAATCAAGACAAGGATAGTCAGACAGTATCTACCCATCATGAATAGGTTGATCAACAAACATTTGTCTGCAATGGATTCCTATTTTGATTTCACATTGGATGAAGAATTCAATGAGGTTATTCGTAGTCGTCATCGTGATGAATTCAGTTATGCATCCTTCAGTGAAGGTGAGAAAATGAGAATTGATCTTGCATTGCTATTCACTTGGAGAGCAGTTGCAAAATTGAAAAACAGTGCAAATACCAATCTACTTGTGTTGGATGAGGTATTTGATAGTTCGTTGGATTCTACAGGAACAGAGGAATTCATGAAGCTGATCAATAGTTTAGATGATTCTATAAATGTATTCGTAATTTCCCATAAGGGTGATACATTGTATGATCGTTTTGATGAAGTGATTAAATTTGAAAAAGTACAGAATTTTAGTAAGGTGATATAATAATGGAACAACCAAGAATATCTGGAGTATTTGCAGAACCAGTAGTACAGAGAAAGTTTAGAGAACCAACCAAAGTAGAACAGAATAAATACGAAGAATTGTTTGTTTGTGAATGTTCAGACAATACAGGTAATCTAAGGTCGGTTGATAGTTATATTTTCAGAAATAATCCTGAGTTGAGTGAGATACACGATTTTTGTGTGAATTCAATAAACGAAATGGTACAGGAAGTATATAAACCAATCAATCAACTTGAATTCTATATTACCCAATCATGGCTGAATATAACCAATACAGGTGGATTCCATCATGAACACGCCCACCCGAATAGTCTTGTTAGTGGGGTATTCTATATTTCTACTGTTAAGGATGATAAAATACATTTTAATGATGGTATGGAACACAATAGATTTTTACAACAATTTCCTACAGAGGATTACCAAGCATTTAATTCCCAGATGTTTTGGTTTGAGGTACAGGAACAGGAACTTGTGATGTTCCCATCCTACCTAAAGCACAGTGTACCTCGAAATGAAACCAAACAGACTAGGGTAAGTCTATCATTCAATACATGGGCAAAGGGTTCTCTTGGTTCTGAACTAAATTTGACTGAATTGATAATGGAATAGTTGGTACGGAAATTGCAGCGGTATAGGTGAGGTGATAAATAGATGTATATGAGATACACTTTAGATGATGTCAAGAAGTCATCAGATAGAAAATTATTTAATGTAGTTTCGTTATTTGCAGGTGGGGGTGGAAGTTCTACTGGTTACAAACTTGCTGGTGGTGAGGTTCTACTCATCAACGAATTCCAAGAAATTGCAACAAAAACTTACCTTGCAAACTACCCAAATACCAAAGTCATGATAGATGATATTCGTGATGTATCAGGCCAGGATATACTTGATTCTACTGGATTAAGTATAGGGGAACTTGATATACTTGATGGAAGTCCACCTTGTCCTCCATTTTCTGCATCTGGAACTAAACGGAAAGGTTGGAAAAAAACCAAAGTTGCATATGGCAAGAAGATGGAAAATATCGAAGATTTGTCTTTCGATATGGTTAGAATATGTGAATATATAAAACCAAAAGTATTTATTTGTGAAAACGTGAAGGGAATAACACATGAATATGCAATGGATCATTTTAATCGGATAATGAATGCATTTGAGGGTATTGGGTATAATGTATCCTATAGAGTCTTGAATGCAGCTGATTATGGTGTTCCACAAAAGAGACAGAGAGTTTTTGTTGTTGGTTTTCGTGATGATGTTGCATTCGATGCTGGAATATCGTTTATGAATATGAATACAGTATTTCCAGAACCAACAAGTCCAAGACCAACATTACGGGAGGCAATATATGATTTGTTAGATGATGAGGATAATATGAAGGAAGCACAGATATTATGTGATGATATGAAAACTAAGACTAAGTATGAATGGATGCAGTTGATGCCAAAGGACATACCTGTAGAACAGAGTTATGTATCTGTGGGGGATTTTTGTTTTGCAGAGATGGAACGGAGATACAAACAGGATTCAGATAATAATCCGAAACCTAAGAATTCTCATTATCAGTCAAGGAGAACTCCCTGGGATCTACCATCACATACATTGTCGGAACTTGGATTGCAGACTAGTCTTGCAGTCCATTTGCACCCAAGAGAGGATAGAGGATATACGACTACGGAATCAAAGAGATTGATGACTTTACCAGAGGATTTCAAATTGATGGGAACTCTGAATGAGAAACTTGCAAGGGTAGGACTTATGGTTGCACCCATGCAGATAAAGTATATTGCAGAAAATATCTACCAACAAGTGTTGGTACGGTAATTGCAGCTATATTAATAATAAGGAGAAGTGAAAGTGCAAATTAGTAAACAAACCATTGATGTATTGAGAAATTTTTCTATGGTCAATAGTTCAATATTGATCAGTCCAGGAAAAGAATTGAAAACCGTATCGGACATGAAAACCTTACTTGCAAGAGCAACTGTGACGGAGGAATTTCCATCACAGTTTGCAATTTATGATCTACCACAATTTCTGAATGTGGTTACATCACCTGTATTTCAAGGTGCAGATTATGATTTCAACGATGATCATTTAAATGTAACGTTGAATGGTGCATCCTGTAAGTATTTTTATGCAGATGAGACTACAGTAGTTACACCAACTAAGGATATACGAATGCCTTCTGGTGAAATTACCTTTGAATTGACAGAGGATCAGATAGCAACTGTACGAAATTTGGCTTCTATACTTTCTACACCAGATCTTGCGTGTGTGAGTACTGGGGGTTCTACTTATCTAACCGTATTGGATAAGAAAAATACGGAATCGAATGATTTCAGATTAGAGGTTGGTGATGGTAACGGTGTAAGTTATAAAATGTATTTCAAGATGGAAAACTTGAAACTTTTGAAGGGTGATTATACGGTAGATATTTCTTCCAAAAATATTAGTCATTTTTCACATAATGATCTTGATTTGGAGTATTGGATTGCATTAGAACCAGATTCTGAGTATGGTGAAGTTCACGACGAAGTAGAGGATCGTGAAAATGAATTGGTTGACTCGTTGGAGGAAGAATAATATATGCGTGAAGAATTTCTTTGGGTAGAGAAATACAGACCCAAAACTATAGATGAATGTATACTCTCGGAAGGTCTTAAAAAGACTTTCCAAGAGTTTGTGGACAATAAAGAAATTCCAAATTTACTATTGACGGGATCTGCTGGTATTGGGAAAACTACAGTTGCCCGAGCATTATGTGAACAAATAGGTTCTAATTATATTTTAGTAAACGGTTCAAACGAGGGTAGATTGATAGATACCCTACGAACAAAAATAACTGATTTTGCCTCTACCATTTCATTGATGGGGGGAAGTGGTCGAAAGGTGGTGATATTGGATGAAGCGGACTACTGTTTACCTGACACGGTTCAACCAGCTCTTAGGGGGTTTATTGAGGAATTTAGTCATAATTGTGGGTTTATTCTTACTTGCAATTTTGCCAACAGGATTATTTCTCCTTTGCACTCTCGTTGCAGCGTCATTGAATTCTGCGTCGAAAAGAGGGAAACTCAGAGGACTGCTGCGGAGTTTATGAGTCGGGTACAATATATTCTTGAAAAAGAATCTATTACTTGGGATGATGAAGTGATTGCAGAAGTCATTATGAAATGGTTACCTGATTGGAGGAGGATACTCAATGAACTACAACGATATTCTGCAAGTGGTACTGTCGATTATGGTATATTAGAAGATATTTCGGATGAAAAATTCGATAGATTGATAGATGTACTAAAGGAAAAGAAATTTTCAACTATGAGACAATGGGCAGTAGATAACTTGGATTATGATCCTCCTGTATTATATCGGAAATTATATGATGCAATTGTTGGTCGTGTGGTTCCAAAATCTATACCAAAAGCTGTTTTAACTATAGGTGAATATTCATATAGGTCTGCATTCGTTGTGGATCAAGAAATAAATTTTGTTTGTTGTTTGTTAGATTTGTGTGTGGAATGTGAGTATCTATAATGAAATTTTTAGACTATTGGATTTCCATGACACAAACCAAAGAAGATGTAATGATTGATAGTCCAGATCCTGGAGCAGAGAAGAATTATGTACCGTATAATATCAACAAGAGTCTATCTTCATTTTGGGATTATATTCATTATGTAAACGAAATGAATCAATTGAACCACCTTGACAATAAACTCCAATATGATTATTTTATAAATACTATAGAGGCATATACTGGAAAGAATAAACGGTATGCTCCAGAATGGTTGAAAGTAGATGAAATAGAAGATTTAGAACTAATAAAGGAATATTATAACTATGGGAGTGTGAAAGCTAAAGAAGCATTGGGGTTGTTGGGTAGTGAACAATTACTCCATATTAAACGAAAACTAAGAAAAGGTGGTATGAATAAATGAATGAGACTATTGAAAATATAGTTGGAAACTTAGTGGAGGTGGAACTTGCAGAACCAGATGATTTTCTAAAAGTAAAGGAAACTTTAGGTAGAATTGGAATTGCATCTAGGAAGGAACAGAAATTATATCAATCTTGTCATATTCTGCATAAGCAAGGTCGTTATTATATAGTACATTTTAAAGAATTGTTTCTATTGGACGGTAAACCTTCTGATTTATCAGAGAATGATATTGCACGAAGGAATACCATAACAAATTTATTAGTTGAATGGGGATTAGTGAAGTTATTAGGGGATGAACCACTGGATCCTGTTGCACCGATGAATCAAGTCAAGATACTTAGGTTTGAGGAAAAGGACGAATGGGAATTAGTAGTGAAATATAATATAGGGAAAAAGTAAAAATGAGTTCGGTATTGAGTAAAGAGAAGATCGTATTTATGGATATAGCTGGGAATTCAGATCTGAGATATCGTGAGATAGTGACACGGTGGATGCCAAAGACACTTACTGTGATGCACGATAGTGAGAGGTTGTCTGAATTAGAATCGAAATTGGATATAAATAAACATACAGTCTATACCATAGTAAAGAATCCGTTCAAACGTGCAGTAGATGTCTGGAGGAGACATTATTCGGATGTCTTGAATAATGGATCAAATTATTTTCCTGTAGGTGAATCGTTTGGTAAGTCTCTGGGATTGATCAAACAGGGAGACTTACACCAAGTAGAACTTGGTTCAGGTTTGAATCCAGGATATATACAACAAAATTTGTTCCTTGAGAATGAATCGGACTGTGAGGTCTATTTCATGAAAGAGGAAAGCATTTATACGGAATGGGGAAAATTTATCAAGGATTTGGAAGATGATCATTTCTTGTTTCTACCGAATTCTACCATAGACGAAATTACAGAATTGTCTACAATAAAAACCGATGTACTTACGGGTGATGACGATTATAAATCGTATTACGATGAAAAAACTATTGGGTTGATTGTAGATATGTATCAAAAGGACTTTGAGTTGTACGAGTATGATACCAAGTTGGTATGATTCTTGCAGCTTAGGGAGTAGTGAGGAAATTGGTTTCTCACATATATGAATGGGTTGGTCTTACGGGACAACCAAAATAATCTTGCTAAATAGGAGATAAAAAAATGACTAGTATATTTCAACAACTTAACAAATACGATCCTTACTTTGTAGGGTTTGACAGATTGTTCAATCGGCTAAATGCGTTTGAAACTAATCCGATGGATGGGGGAAATTATCCACCATATAACATCATCAGAGATGGTGATAACTACACAATCGAACTCGCAGTTGCTGGTTTCAATGATAACGAAATTGAAGTAGTCCATGAACCAGAACAAGGACGTTTGGTTGTAAAGGGGTCGAATGACCGTGAAGGTGTTGATTACTTACATCAAGGAATTGCAGCAAGGACTTTCAATAGGACTTGGACTGTATCTGATACCATTGTTGTAAGTGGTGCAGATTTATCTGATGGGATTCTTAGAATCGAATTGGAGAATGTGGTTCCTGATGAAAAGAAACCAAAGGTTATTTCAATTGGTAAAGGTGGGAAAATTGCAAAAAGTAAAAAGGAATTACTCACTGAATAAGTTGGAAGTATAATCGAGTGGGGTAGAGGGAAATCTCTGCCCCTTTTTATGTGGAGAGAGTGTGGAAAAGTTTTATACAAATGTTCATAATATAGGAAGTAAAATTTTGGTACGGTCTATCGAGGGTGGTGAACGGATTCAGTTTGAAGAAGAATTCAATCCTACACTTTTTATAAGGACTGATCAACCAACCAAATATAAGACACTCGATGGTGTCTCTGTAGATACTATAAAACCTGGAACTATTAAGGATTGTCATGAGTTTATCAATACATACAAAGGTACTGATTTTCCTGTTTATGGTTACAGAGAATGGACACATCAGTATATAAGTAAAGAATTTGAGGACTGTGCATGGGATATAGAGAAAATACGAGTATGTACACTTGATATTGAAACGGAATCTGAACATGGGTTTCCAGATACGAAAGAAGCCAATGAACGAGTAAATGTGATCACATTGAAGGATAGTTTGACTAATCAAATCTATTCCTTTGGATTGGGAAAACACAGAGTAACGAAGGATAACGTCAAGTATTTGGAATGTGAAACAGAGAAGGAGTTATTGGAAGGTTTTCATGCGTTGTTTAGGGGATTGAAACCTGATGTGGTGACGGGATGGAATGTCAAGTTTTTTGATATGGCATATCTGATTCGGAGAATGGAGAATATGTTTGGGAAACCATTCACCCGAAAATTGTCACCGTTTGGTTTCATAAAGGAAAAGAACATAAAAGTTCATGGTCGAGAACAACTTGCATATATCGTTTTTGGAGTTGCAACTTTAGATTATATGGATTTATATAAGAAGTATACCTATAACCAACAAGAAAGATATACGTTGGATCATATTGCATTTACTGAATTGGGTGATCGGAAATTGTCATATGATGGTACTATGAAGGATCATTACACCAACGATTTTGATAATTGGGTGGCTTATAATATACAAGATGTCGAACTTGTTGATAGGTTGGATGATAAGTTGAAACTTATAGAATTGATATGTCAAATGTCATATGATGCGGGAATCAACTACGAGGAAGCATTCTCACAAGTTAGGACATGGGATGCACTGATATTCAACCATTTACGGAAAAAGAATATAGTGATTCCACCATTGAATACAACTATCAAAACTGAACAGTATCCTGGTGGATATGTAAAGAACATACCAGAAAAAGGTATTTCTGCGGATTGGATTGTATCATTTGATTTGAATAGTCTATACCCACATTTGATCATGCAGTATAATATATCACCAGAAACACTGAGAGAGGATTTACCACAATTTACTACCCAATCGGATCATCCAGTTCCTGAGATGTTGGATGAAATTCTGTTACCTGATTTGGATAAACACGATGATATCGTCATGGCTGCATCTGGATATATGTTCAGTGGGAAAGTCAGAGGATTTCTACCAGAATTGATGGAGAAAATGTATGATGAAAGGGTAGATGCAAAAGACAAGATGATGGAGTCCATCAAGAACAATAGGACTCAAGATATTGCAAAGTTCAATACGATACAGATGGCTCGTAAAATTGCACTGAATAGTGCATATGGTGCATTGGGGAACCAGTATTTCCGATATTTTGATTTGAGGTTATGTGAATCGGTTACTCTATCGGGACAACTTTCCATCCAATGGATTGAACGGAAGATAAATAAATATTTGAATGGGTTACTTGACACAGAGGACAAGGATTATGTAGTTGCAGTTGATACCGATGCAGTATATGTTACATTGGGTGACTTGGTATCGAAGTTGTTTGAGGATGATACGGAACCAAATGTAATAATTGATTTCTTGGATAAAGCTTGTAGGGATAAGATTGAACCTTACATCGATGAGTGTTTTGAAGAACTTGCAGATTATATGAATGCATATCAACAAAAAATGATCATGAAACGGGAGGTGATTGCAGAAAAGGGTGTATGGACTGCAAAGAAACGTTATGTATTAAATGTATGGGATAATGAGGGGGTTAGGTATGAGGAACCTAAGATAAAAATAATGGGGATTGAAGCTGTTCGGAGTTCGACACCTGCATCTTGCAGAAAGAAGATTTTGGATAGTATGTCTATCATTATGAATGGTACAGAGGACGAACTTATGGAGTATGTATCTGAGTTCAGAGAGGAATGGAAGGATCTTGCAGTAGAGGATATTGCATTTCCACGATCAGTGAATGGTCTGTCTAAATATTTTTGTCCGAAGGATGGGTATCAGAAGGGTACACCGATTCAAGTAAAGGGTTGTTTGATATACAATCGGTTACTGAAAAGGGATAAACTTGTGGATTATCCAGTTATACGAGATGGGGAAAAGATACGATTTACCTATTTGAAAGAACCAAATCCAGTTGGGGATAAGGTTATAGGTATGCTCACGGAACTCCCTACAGAATTTGGATTGAAGAAGTATATAGACTATGATCTTCAATTCGAGAAAGCATATTTAGATCCACTCAAGTCCGTTTTGAACGTGATTGGTTGGAATTATGAGAAACAAACATCATTAGAAGATTTTTTTGTATGAGGTGAAAAAAATGAGAGTGTATCAATTAGCAGATGAGTATAAGGTTACTTCAAAGGAAATTATTGAAACTTTGAAGGCAAATGGGGAAGAAGTAAAAAGTCATTTGAGTGGTTTGACAACTGATCAGATAACTAAATTGGGATATATCATGCAGTCGGGTGATACTATAGTCGAAAAGGAATATAAGGAAGAACTTGCAGAAGATGACGATTATGACGAAAAAGGCCCAATCGATTTCGATGAACAAGTTGCAGAGGAAAACGGTACTGAACTGAGTATGGAACCTGAAAAAGATGATTGGACTTTGGGTTCGGGTGATACGGTTGTTGACACCGATAAGGTCGGTATTGATCCCGAAAAAATCCAAGAGGCAATTGTAACTAATATTAAATCTGCAGCTGAGGCAAGAGAGAAAATGGCAGAAACTGCAAAAGCAATTGCAAAAGATCCAGAGAATTGGGCGAATTTAAATGCAACAGAGGATTGGGATCCTGATAAAAATGATGGACAACTTGATGACGAAGAAGAAACTGATACTGAATTGAGTTTTGGTCAAAAAGCCTTTGCAAAGGCAAAAGCAGAGGAAGAAACTGATACTGAAATTCAAGAGGTAATAGTAGAAAGACCAACAGGACTTTTTGGCTGGTTTAAAGGATTATTCGGGGGTTAAAAATGGATGAGTTTCTCGACAGTCTAGTGAAGAATTTAGGTGATGAACATACCACTATAGTTGCAGATAAGAAGTCGTCGGCAGAATTTAGTGGAACGATAGATACGGGTTCATATGTATTGAATGCCGTACTATCGGGTAGTTTGTTTGGTGGAGTTCCCAATAATAAGATAACTGTGTTTGCGGGTGAAACTGCAACGGGAAAAACTTTTTTTGTCTTGGGTGTTATTGATCAATTTTTGAAGGACAATCCGAAAGGGGGTGTGATATATTTCGATACTGAAAGTGCAGTAACTAATGAAATGATGATGGTCAGGGGAATTGATACAGAACGTGTGGTCAAGTCAGAACCAGATACCATACAGAAATTTAGACATACGGCACTTTCGGTTATAGACAATTATCTTGAACAAGATGCAGATGTTCGTAGACCGTTTATGATGGTTTTGGATAGTTTGGGTCAGTTATCCTCGACTAAGGAGATTGAGGATACTTCAAAGGGTGAAGAAACCAGAGACATGACAAAAGCACAAGTACTAAAGGCAACGTTTAGGGTACTGAACTTGAAACTTTCAAAGGCTGGAATACCTTTATTGGTCTGTAATCATGTCTATGATGTGGTAGGTTCTTATTACCCGTCAAAAGAGATGTCTGGTGGGTCTGGTTTGAAATACTCTGCATCAACTATACTGAATTTAACCAAACGTAAGGAACGGATAGACACAGAAGTAATCGGTAATATTATCAAGTGCAAGACAGAAAAAAGTCGATTGTCAAAGGAGAACAAAGTTGTTGAAGTATTATTGACGTATGAACGTGGACTTGATAGGTATTACGGTCTTGTGGATTTGGGTGTGGAAGCTGGATTATTCAAAAAGGTTGCAACCCGTATTGAACTTCCAGATGGAACAAAACAGTATGCAAAAACCATGTATGCAAACCCAGAGAAATATTTTACTGAAACAGTATTGGCAACATTAGAGGAATATGCAAAAAAGGAATATCAATATGGACTAGGTACTGATGATACAGTGAGTGAAGAGGTAGTGGAGGAGACAGACGAATTAGCAGAAACACTAAATCTGATCGATTCAGAGGTTGAATAGTGAATAGAATAGAAAGTGCAATATTGAGTAATTTGATACAAGATGAAGAATATCTTAGAAAGACATTCCCGTTTTTGGAGAGTGCATATTTCCAAGATTACAATGAACGGTTGTTGTTTGGTTTGATGAAGGAGTACATAGACGAATATAAGACGAATCCATCAAAGGATGAACTTAGTACAATGTTGTCCAAGACAGATAACATCACAGATGATAATTATGATACAATTGATACCATGATAACCAATTTGAATGGGTCTTATAAGTTGGAGTGGATTGTGGATGAAACTGAAAAGTTTTGTCAAAAACAAGCTGTGTATAATGCAATAATGAGTTCTATCAAAATTATCGATGACAAAAGTGATGAGATTGGGAGTGAGAATGATATCCCAGGAATCTTGACGGATGCATTATCAGTTACGTTTGATCCAAATATAGGACACGATTTCTTTGATGATAGTGATCAACGATTTGAGTATTACCATACAAAGGAATCAAAAGTGCCATTCGATCTCAAAAATTTGAATGAGATAACAAGTGGTGGAATAAGTAACAAGTCGTTGAATATAATTCTTGCGGGTACTGGTGTTGGTAAGAGTTTGTTCATGTGTCATTGTGCAAGTGCAAATCTGAATGCAGGATATGATGTACTGTATATCACATTAGAGATGGCAGAAGAACGAATTGCAGAAAGGATTGATGCAAATCTATTGAGTGTACCTATAGTGGATTTACCTTCCATGACCAAAACTGAGTATGATTCAAAATTGGGCAAGGCATTTAAGGCAATGGAAACCAATGCAAAGGATAATGAAAGGGAAAGTGGGAAACTTATAGTCAAGGAATATCCGACTGCAACTGCACATACAGGACACTTCAGACATTTGATAAATGAACTCAAAATGAAGAAGAAATTCAAACCTGATATAATCTATGTTGACTATATAAATATATGTAGCTCTGCAAGGATAACGAAGTTCAACGAAAATGTGAATTCGTATACCTATGTCAAGGCAATTGCAGAGGAATTGCGTGGTCTGGCCGTGGAAATGGATGTACCTATAATGAGTGCAACACAGTTAAATAGGTCGGGATTTGCAGATTCGGATCCAGATTTAACTAATACAGCAGAGAGTTTTGGACTTCCTGCAACTGCTGATTTGATGATTGCATTGATATCAAATGAGGAATTGGATGAACAAAATCAGTTAAAGGTAAAACAACTCAAAAATCGGTATAATGATCCTACACACCTAAGAGCATTTATCATTGGTGTGGATCGTGGAAAAATGAGATTGTATGATGTTGAGCAGGATGCACAAAACGATATCATAACATTGGGTGTAGACCAAAAGGAAAGTAACGAGGAAACCACATTTTATGATGGGTTTAAACTATAGTACTATGATAAAAATAACAGTAGAAAAATTAATACATTGGGGTTTATTGCTTTGTATATTTTCAATTATTGGAATAGTTATTGCAATGGTTGCAATGAATTCGTAGGGGGAATAGATGAAAACTTACAGAATAACGTATACTCAAGCATCAGAGAATACGGTTGAGATAGAAGCTGCAAATGCAAAAGATGCATGGGCATTAGTAAAGAAGGGTACATTAGATGAGAAAAATGTACTATGGAATATCCCTGGAAAGGTTGTATATAAGGCAAAAACTACTGAGGAAATAACTAAACATATTGCAACGAATCCAGTATAATGAGTATATCGAAGTTTACACATTTCACAAGTGATCAGTATTCATTTCACGACAGGTGGGATAGGGATAATCCTAACCTAAAGGCAGAAATAATGAT